GATGACAGATGTAAAAACATCTAAAATAACTCAGATTACGAATACATTCCGTAAAATATATCCTAAAATCCAAGAAGAAGTGCTTACAAGAGGTCACATAGATAACCTAAGATATACAGGTTCTTTAGTGTAATATTGTAACCATACTATATTTATATGTATGGATAATGATATAAAAATATTCGGTGACAAAAACTTTTCGGATTTATCCCAAGAGATATACGAGAATAACAAGTTAAAGAAAACTCAAATCGACTTGTTAATCCAAGAGGTGCATGGTTATATACAAGGTATCGAAGATATTGCTATCGTAGGTCCTATTATCAAGGAACTGATGGATGTGGGTATCAAGAATGATGATAACCTCGTTAAACTAGCCACTCTGTATCAGAGAATAATGTCTAAACAAACTGTAGATGAAAGTGATGTTGGGTTTTTATCTGAAGAAGAAAAAGAACAACTAATGGCTTCTCTTGAGGATGTAGCAGAAGACTTACAGAAGAAGAAAGACGACATGGTTGATATGACTGAGATAAGACAAAAGTATGGTGACTCATAATGCCTTTAGGTAGAATTCTTGATGATTTAGCAACTAAATCCGTAGAGTTTAATTTAGGATTTGTTAATAAGGTTTTTTTAAGTCAAACCGATAAACAAGATGAGGAAACACAATCGTCTCAGATAGTTGAGTTAAAACCTTTTAATACGACGCTACCTACTGTTCACAGAAAAGTAAAAGCTAGACCTTTATTCAGAGGTATAAGTGACTCTATAACCAGAGGTGATATTGTTTTATTTACATTGATATCAAAAAAGTTTTATTATATGGGACCTTTAAATACTTTTAATAATCCTAATTTTTCATATGCTAATTTTTATAGTAGTAAATTAGAAAGTAGAGGTTTTGACAGAAAAGAGGATGTGGATACAAAGTCTGGTTATGGAACTGATTATCCATTTGATAGAGTAAAAAAATTAGGGAAAAGAAGAAATGAGACTATAGATTTATTAGGTGACAATGAAACATCTAAACACTCTGATTTGATATTAGAGGGAAGGCATGGTAATGGCATTAGAATAGGTTCAAGAAGTGTATTTCCAACTTTAAATATAAGTAATGCTAATACAAATACTGAAGAAGGATTGAGCAGAGGTTCAATAGTATCGATGTTATCAAATGGCTCTTTAGAAGAAAACTTTACTCTTAATAGTGGATTTAGATTATCAGCTGATTTACTATTAGAAAATGATAATCCGCTTTTTAAATTAAATTTAGGTAATGATAACACAGAAGAAGTATTTAATTATGACTATGGTAAATTAGATGAAGAAACTACATTTAATCAAATAATAATAGCTTCTGATAAGATAACATTTGATGCTAGAGATCCACAAGGAGATTTTACCGTATCATCACAGAGAAATATAAACTTTGGTGCCAAAAAGAATTTCACATTAAACAATCAAGGTAACTCAGTTATTAATTCTGGTAATATTTATTTAGGAGTACCAGCAAAGTCTAAAAAAGAACCGTTGGTATTAGGTGATGAACTTAGAGCATTATTATTAGATATTATGACTATATTACAAGATTCACGAGCATTAGTTCAAGGAGTTCCGATTCCACTTGTTGATGACAGCTCTGCACCGATGTTTCAAAGAATACAAAATTTAATTACTGAACTACAACCAAGAACTGAAGGTGATAATGAATTTTCAAATGACGGACCTAAATTTATGAGTCATCATCATTACATAGAAATAAACAATAGGGAACAAAATAATGAAGGTTAATATATTTAAGAAGTTAATAAGAGAAGTAGGAAGAGAAGAGTTAGATTATAAATTTTCTGCACTTGAAAAAAAGTTAGATGAAGCGTTAGTTAGCTCTAATTCTAATAGTATAGTAGAAGATAGAGCGCCACAACTTACCGCATCTTCGACTGAAAAAACAAATACTCAGTCACGAGTTCCGACTCCAACATTACCATCAACTAATACAGCACTAACAAAAGATGCAATATTAAATGATATTCTTGCTGAAACAGCAGCAAATGATGATTGGAAAAAAATAACCGAAGAACCACAAGTTCAATCTGTAACAGAAAATACTCAAGGATTACCTGAACATCTGGCAAATGCCCTTAACAAAAATTATTCAGAAGTAATGCAAAAAGTAGAAGAAAAGGCAAAGTTTAAGAATGGGGCTTAAAACAGATATATTTGATGCTTTGAAAAAGAATATTGAACCTAGCAATCCTGGCGAAAATTATGAATTTAACGATGGGGGAAAGTTAGATACTTTAGCACAAGACTTGACTAATGCTATTGTAAATTTTATTCAGGCTCAAACATTTACTATCACAAAGTTGAATGCTACTCAGCTAAATGTTCCTGTAATAACTCCAACAGGACCAGGAACAGCAGCTAAAGTAACAGTAAAGGTAGATGAAAATAGTCAAGCTGTTGATAACCCATTAAGTGGTGCAGAGTCTATGACAAGTGAAGTCAAATTAAAAAGAGCTATAGAGGTTTAAGATGCCAATACTCGACAGAAGAAAAGATAGATTTGTAGAAGACCAAGATACAAGAGTGTCTGTGGGGATTGACTTTCCTTTTGGTAGAGTTCCAAATGGTGATGGATATTTTAAAACTACAAAGACAACGATAGATTCAATTAAAAACAATATCAAACTTCTTCTACAAACTAATCAAGGTGAAAGACTATTTCAACCAAACTTGGGAATGAATTTAAGAAATCTTTTGTTTGAACCTATGACCGAAGACTTAACAATACAAATAGAAAATAATATTGTAGATGTGTTTGAAAGATGGTTGCCTTTTGTCGAGTTAAGAAATATAGATGTAGAAAGAAGAAACGAGGCAAATCAAACAAAAATTAATATAGAATTTAATATAAGAAGAGCACCTAATAGTTTAGAAAGTGTTCAAGTTACATTTGATGGTGTTGGTGGTGGAAGTTCTACCATCACTGGTGGTGGAGCCACAGCTGGAGCTACTGCTGGAAATAGTAGTGGTGGTGGTGGATACTAACACATAGGAGATATTGATGGCATACACAGATAAACAAAAATTAGTTCCAACAAATGTTAACTATACAAGTAAAGACTTTAGTTCAATTAAAGCCGATTTGATTGAATATACTAAATCTTACTTTCCTGATACATACAAAGACTTCAACGAAACATCACCTGGTATGATGTTGATAGAGTTGTCGAGTTATGTAGGTGATGTACTTTCTTATTACATAGATTATAATTACAAAGAAAATTTATTAGCAACAGCAACAGAAAAAAGAAACATTCGTAGATTAGCTGAATTTCTTGGATATAAAACTCCAAACAAAACTCCATCTGTTGTTAGATTAAAAGTAGAAACAACAATAAATGCTGATGGTACAACTGGTCAACCTTTATTCGGTGAAGCACCATCCTCAATAGATAGCGGATTACAGATTGCTTCAAACATAGACTCACAGATTCTTTTTGAAACAACTGATGAAATAGATTTTACAGCAAGTGGTTCAGGTGATCCTGCTGTAAGTGCTCCGATACTTGATGGTAATGGAGAAGCTAGTTCATATACTTTAACAAGATTTGTAAGAGCCGTGTCTGGTCAAACTAAAACAAAAACATTTAATATTACAACTCCTACTAAATTTTTAGAATTAGACTTGGGGGATGATGATGTTGTTGAAATATTAAATTGTGAAGATGCTTCTGGTCAAAAATGGTATGAAGTAGATTATTTAGCACAAGAAAAAGTTTTAAAAGAAACTCACTATAGTAATTCAAATGAAGAAACAATATCTGGTGTTAGAACATCTGCATATGACCAAGGAGAATCCACCGATACTATTTCATCCATACCTGTACCTTATGTTGCTGAATACATAAAAACAAACAAAAAGTTTACATCTAAGTTTGATGAAGACACACAAACATATAAAGTTCAGTTTGGTAATGGGTTATTTAGATTTAGTAATTCAGGTTCTAATGTTGATCCAGTAGAACAAGCTGGTATAACAATAAATGGGGTAAATCTCTCTGATGTTGCTGGTGCTGTAAATAATACTATAGGTAATAATCTTAACTTAGGTGAAACGCCATCTAACACAGCACTAACTTTTACTTATAGGGTTGGTGGTGGAGCTGATTCGAATATTCAAGCTGGAGAACTTACAACCGTAAATAATCCACCAGCTGGTGTTTCTATAACTGTAACAAATGATGAACCAAGTGTTGGTGGAACTGATGGACAAACTGTAGACGAGATAAGAAACAATGCCTCTGCTTTCTTTGCCTCTCAACTTCGTTGTGTTACTAAAGAAGATTATCAAGCAAGAATATTATCTCTTCCACAAAAGTTTGGTAGTATTGCTAAGTGTTATGTTGAAAGATTGGATGGTGGAACTCTTT